AGGCTGAAAAGCGTGCCGGTTGGAACTTGTGCCATTTGAAGGGCCTTTCAAAAAATAACCCGCTTCTTGCGGGCCAGGGTGGAAAAGCCCAGCGGGAGCCGGGCATTAAAAAAGCCCGCCCGGTTTCCCGAGAGGGCTTGCTTGTTTGGCTTTCGCCTTGTCTTGTTATCTGGTGGACCAGATAGAAAAATCTTGCTGGCTCGAATACAGGCCGGTGTCGGGCTCGTAGCCCGAGATCCGCGCCCCGATGGGCTCAGCCTGGAAGCCAGCGGCGCCCACGATCGCGTCGGCCACCAACTTGGACAAGTCGCGCGCAGCCAGGCGCGTGGTGGCCCAGCAGGCGATCTGCATGCGGCCGTTTTCCTTGTCGGGCAGCGCGCCTTCGGTGTAGGCAAAAGCCGAGCCGCCCACCTGCTGGTAGACGATGCGCGGCAGCGCGCTGCCCTCTGGCGCCACGTCGGGGTACACCCGGCCCGACACCAGGGAGGTCAGCACGGTGAAGACGATGGCTTCGGCGCTCATGTGGTGGCTTTCTTCACTTCGGCCACCATGCGGGCGTTGGCGGCCTGCAGGGCGCGGCGCTGTGCGGCGTCATAGGCGGGGCGCAGGAATGGGCGGGCGGGTGTCTTGCTGGTGCCGAATTCGACGAACCGGGCATAAAAGGCGTCGCGCTTGTTCCACGACACGCGGTAAGACGCGCGGCCCTGGCCAGACTCTTTGTCCATGAACGCCTGGTAGATCGCGGCGCGCAGGTTGCCGGGCTGGTAGGTCTGCTTTTTTCCCTTGGTGCTGTGCACCTTGGTTCCCACCGGTGCGCGCTGGCGCACTTCGTCGTAAAACACCTGGGCGCCGGCCTGGGCGGCGGGGCGCACGGCGGCATCGGCGGCCTGGGTGATCTTGTCAAGCTTGGCGGCCAGGGCGCTGAAGTTGAAGTCGACGGTGATCATGCCGGCACCACCTGGCACACCAGATCGGTCCACTGCCGGCCTGCTTCGTCGGGCAGCACGGCCGAGATTTCGTACACCGTGGCGCCGTGCACCACGCGCATGCCCGCGTTGACGCCGGCCCGGTAGCGGATGCGGATGGACACTTGCACGATGGAGACCGGCTGGTCAGCGCGCAGGGCCTGCAGGCCGCTCTGGTTGCGGATGCTGGCCCATACCTGCACCACATCGGCCCATGCGCCCACGGGCTGGCCCAGCGCGTCTGCGCCGGCAGCGCGGCTCTGCAGCGACACCAGCCGGTTGAGCTGGCCGGGGTCGAAATAGCGGGCGGTTGACATTGATCAGACACCGAGCAGGCGGTAAGGGTCGAGCAGGTGGTCAACGAAGGCGCTGCGCACCAGCGGGCGCTCGGCGCTGGCGCCGCGCGTTTCGTACATCTCGCCCACGGCGAGCAGAATCCACTGGCGCAGCGGCAGCGGCACACTGGCGGCCGTGGCGCCGTAGCCGGCGGTGAAAGCGATACGCACGGCATCCAGCGCGCCGGCCTGCGTGGCGGGCCACAGCACGGTGGGCGCCGGGCTCAGAAGCGCCGGGGCCATGTGCACGTGCAGCTTGTAGGCGGCGGCGTCCAGCGTCTGCAGGGCGCCCGCGGCGTCGAGGTATTGCACCGACTGCACCGCGATGGCGGGCGCCAGGCGCAGGCACACCGAGGCCAGCGGGTTGCGATCGGTGGCGGCCGGAAAGGCCGGCAGCGTGAGCAGCCAGGGCGTGGTGATCAGGCAGCGCTCGGTGCGGTCTTCGCAGGCCTGGCGGGCGACGGTGATCAAGGTGGTGATGTAGGCATCGTTCGCTCCGCTGTCAGCCGTCTCGCGCAGGTGCACCAGGGCATCGGCCAGCGTGACGGGCTCAATCGATGGCTGCGCGGTGCGGCGGGGGAAGGCGGCGTTCATGGTGTGGTCAGTTCTTTCGATAGCTCAGAATGCAAAAACCCGCACAAGGCGGGTTCTTTGAGTGGGGGCAGTGACTCTATTGCTGGGTCAGCACGTCACGCCCGATCTGGCGGGGATGAAAGCCATCGCGGCAGGGCTTCGGTGCGGGGTGGTGGTTGTCACAGGAACGGCGTTACAGCAGCGTGCGCGATGGAAGCCACGACCGCGTACCCGGCATCCTTCAGGTGCGTTTCGTCCGCATCAAAATACGTTGCGTTGGTGAAGTCTTGCAACCTAGCGTCGGCAGCAAAGTCAGCAATTCCGTGCGCGAACTCTGTGTATCGAGCACGGACAAGCGCATTCACCTGATCTGTGAGAGCGGCATTTTTCGCATCGTTTCCAGAGTCGCCGCGATAAAGGCAAGTCCCGACAATGACTTTCGCCCCGTTGCCCGACTTCATCAAGCAGGCTTTTTTGATTGATTCAAATGCTTTGAGTGGGGAGCCTGTTGCTCCCAGCGTGTTGGTCAACTCCCAGACAAGATGTACAGCTTTTGAGTGATCGGCAAACGTCCCAGAAAATGCCGGAGTTCCACTGATTATCTGGTCAGTTGTTCTGCCGGGGTATGCATCGGTACGTACATGCGCCGATGAGCCAAGAAGCGCCTGTAGCTGACCGGGATAGTTTGTACCCGTTGATAGAAGTATCTGCGTTGCTCCGCCAGTTGAGCCATTACCCGATGTAAGAGAATTCCCTGGTGCAACAACCATTTTCACAGAACGCCACTTTTCACTAAGGTATCGAAGCACTTGCCGAACCTCGGCGCGGGTCAACTCACGGCTGTACAAAATCACTTCGGACATTGCCCCGGGCCAATCGAAATTTGTCGTTCCGGTAAGCCCACCCACAAATACAGCACCGTTTGTAAAGGCGATGGAGCCGCCAGTTCCTGTAAATTCGTCCGTGGATATTGAGCAGCCAATGCCTTTGCCAAATCCATCTGTCACCGCTCGTACTTTGTCAACGCCGACGCTGAAATAATCAATACCATCGCGGGCTGGCGTCTCACCGCCAGCCAGTCCTGTTCCAAGCCCTGTAATGCCTGCCAGCGTCAAATCTCTAACGCCAGTGGTTCCGACGTTTCCGTGCCAGCAACTTGCTGTGCTGATAGATACTTTGATTTTTAGGGCTGAATGAAGCGACGCACCGACCTTTGAAACGCAGAACATCGTCATGGCGTTGCCATACCCAGCCGACACGAACGCAGGAGTCACCATCTTCCCAGTAACGCCGGGTCCTCCGCCGTACCCACCAGTTGGAAGATACACGGGCGACCCACTGCTTACGGTTGCGTGTCTTGCATTTCCGCTGTTGTCAAGCCAGGTTGTGACAGCCTGACCATCTGTTGGCGTCTCCCAAGCAGCCGTCACGGGGCCTTGCGTAGCATCAAGCCACAACTGACACCCGCTTAAATCGAGTGGGGAAAACACACTGTCGTTGATCGACGGGAGACCGGTATCTGGCGAACGAGCCAGGTATTCATCTGCACCAATACCAGCTAGCACGCTGGCACGCTGCGCAGGGGTCGGAGCAGCTCCGCCGATCTGCATTGCGCCGGTGGTGGGGTCGAGTTCCAGGTTGTTGGCTTCCGGGTTGCTGGGCCCGCCATCCATGTAGGGCGTGTAGTACCGCGCCACGCCAAGCCCGACCAGGCGGGTTTCTTCGGCATCGGCCAGGGTCTGGATGCCGCTGTACCCGTTCCAGGGGTAGTTGAACTGGATGGTCATGGTGCGGCGTCCTTGGCGTTGGTCTTGGTCTTGCGGGTGGTCTTGGCGACGCTGGCGGCGGGCGCTGGCTCGGTGCCCGCTGGCGGCCACGGCGGGGCGGCGGCGGTCGCCTTCTTGGCGCTGACTGGAAGGTATTGCGCGCACTGGGCTTCGTGCACCAGGTGGGCGGCCAGTTCGTCGGGAATGTTGCGGGCCACGTCGCCAGGCGCAAAGCTTCCGATGGCGTTGCAACTGCCGCTGGCGGTGAATTTGATGCTCTTGGCCATGGTGGTGTGGTTCCTTCTCGTGGCGTCCAGGGCGGGCGCCATGAGAAAGAGGCCCCGGGGGGCCTCGATCTGTTGCCGGGGTTGATCAGGCCGGGGTGAGGTCTCCGCCGCGGATGGCGGCGGGCACTTCGCTGGCCAGCGCCAGGCGGCGCTCGGCGCGCAGGGTGATCAGGTTCTTGGTGAAGTTGTCACCGTCGCTGTCGCTCATTTCCACGATCACGCCTTCGCGGTTGTGGATGGTGCCGGCGTTGGTGAAGTCGCCCACGGCGAAGGTGTCGGCCGTCATGCCAGACGACTCGACCACGCGGCGGCCAAACAGCACCGGGCGGCCCATTTCGTCGTAGCGGAAGGGCACGATGTTGGCCGAGCCGGCGGTGAAGATGTCGATCTCGACGGTGGCCCAGTCGGCGGGGTTGAACACGATGGCGGTCGGGTTGTAGCCCGCGGCCACCATGTCGCCGATGATCTTGCGGATCAGCACCAGCTTTTTCAGCACGGCGCCGAGGGAGGCGTCGGCGTAGCCGTGGGCGGTGTAGTTGCCGGCGTCCATGAAGCCGCTGATGTTGGGTGCCACGCCGTCGCCCACGGCGAGCTGGGTCTCGACGCGGCGGTCCACGCCGTATCGCATGCGCTGGTTCACGTAGGCGGCCAGGGCGGGCGCGTCTGCGGCGAGCTGGCGGCTGATCTTGATCCAGTGGGCCACAGTGCTGACGGGCATGTTCACCAGCGTCCAGGTGAGCGCGCTTTCGGCCTTGGCGGCGCCTTCAGAGGCTTCTGCAGCGCTGTTGGTGAACACGTTTTCGCGCGTGAACTCGATGGCGTTGCTGGAGGTGGGCACCGAGTTGTAGAGGCTTTCCAGCGTGAGCGGCTGGAAGGCGCCGGGCACGATGCCGGGCTTGCGGTCGGGGGCGACGTTGGTGTCAGACCCCACCAGGGTGTTCTTCACTTCGAAGCCGACCGAGCCGACGCGGATGCGCTGGCCCAGGGCCGACACGGCGCCCTTGAAGGCTTCGGAGGCCACGAACTGGTCGCCCCAGCGCTGGCTCTTGGGTTCTTCGGTCTTGGGCGTCAGGCCCTTCTGCTCAAGGGTGAGCATGCGGTCGGCCAGCTCGCGCTGCTGCGTGCCGATGGCTTCCAGAGCGGTCTTGGTGTCGGTGGAGACTTTGCCCAGCGTGGCGAGTTCGCCGTCGGCCTTGTCGGACATGGCTTTGAGCTTGGCTTCGATGCCGTCCATGGACTTCATGAGCAACTCGATGTTGCCCATGCCGACGGCCAGGGCGAGGCCAAGCTCGGGGGACACGAAGGCCTGCAGGTCGACGCCCATGGCTTGGGCGGACATGGCGGCAAGGCCGATGATGGCGGCGAAGGCCAGGCGGAAGATGGATTGCGATTTCATTTCAGGGTCCTTAAAAAAGAAAACCGCCCGGAGGCGGCAGATGGTTGGTGCGGGGTGCGGCGTTACACGCGGATCGAGGCCTTCATGCGCTCGAAGCGCGTGACAAGCTCGGCCAGTGCTTTCGCTTCAGTGTCTCCGTGGTCAGGCTCCCCCTGACCCAGAATCACCTTGGCGCGGGCCGTCAACGCAACGGCGGCCCCTTTGCTGAGGCCGCCTGCATCCCGCAGAAAGCTCTCAAAATCTCGGATGGTTTCGATGTGTTCGATGATCTCGGTCACATCGGCGCCCTTCATGCTGGTGGCGTCGGCTTTGGCGGCGGCATCGGCCGGCCAGACCACGGGGGACACTTCCATGAGGTTGCCCCACTTGCGGATCACGCGGCCGCTCTCTGTTTCGTCGTAGTCGCCGCGCTCGATGTAGCCGCCGATGGAGAGGCCGTCAATCGTGCCGTGTTTCATGGCGGCGCGCACGTCTTCGGCGATCCGCAGCGCGGGGGTGAGCTCGCCTTCGACGTAGAGGCCGTGGTCGTCTTCCTTGGCCACCAGCCACTTGCCCACGGGCATGTCCCACTGGTGGTTGTAGAACATCTTCGGCTTGCCGTTCTTGCGCAGGGTGGACTCGAAGGCGCCCTTGATGATGGTGTCGCCGTAGCTGTCAACACCGCCGAACACGCTGGCGTAGCCGGTGAACTTGCCGGTGTCTCCGTCCATCTTGAGATCGACAGCGGAGAGGGTGAGGGTTTTTTTCAGCAGCATCATGCGGCTCCGGTTGGGGTGGCGGCGGCGGGGTTCTGGGCGGACTTGCCGATCTGGGTGATGGGGATCATCTGGGCTTGCACCATGAGCTGGTCGCCGCCGGGCATGGGCGGCTCGTTTTCGAGCTGGCGGCATTCGTTGTGCGTCTTCAGACCGTTGTTGACGGCGACGGCGTACACGGCGTATCGGTCTTTGATGTTGCCTCGCAGCAGGGCGTCGTGGCTGAACTCTGCCGTCATGCTGGCGCGTTGCCGGCCGTTGAGCACGCGTTTTCGAACGGCCTGGTCGATGTTCACGAGCATGGGCCGCACGCTGAGCTTGTGCCAGCCGTCCACGATCTGCTCGATGCCGCTGCCCCAGGTGGTGACGTTGGCGTGGTGCGCGAGCACAGGCGGCACGTCGAACCAGCGGCAGATCTCTTCAATGGTGAATTTGCGGGTTTCCAGCAGCTGCTGCTGCTCGGGCGTGAAGCTCAGCGCCTGGTACTTCATGTTGGCTTCGAGGATGTACAGCCGGTCGGTGCTGCCCTGGGTGAGCTCGCCCATGTTGGCGCGCAGCTTGGTGCGCTGCTCGGTGGTCAGCAGCTTGTCGACCATCAGGATGCCGGTGGGCTTGCCGCCGTTTGCGAAGGTGTCGTTGGCTTCCTTCTGCGCGTTACCGGCTTCGCTGACGGTGGCCGACATGTAGTCGAGCTTGGGCAGGCCGGTGGTGCCGTTGCCCAGGTTCTTGATGTGCAGCACGTTGTATTCGTGCAAGACGGCGATGTCCTGGCCGATGCGGTACTCGTAGATGCCGGTGCCGTCGTCCAGGATGGTATGCCGCACCTGGTCGGCCGGCATAGGAAAGAGTGAGACGGCTTCGTCTTGCCCGTTGCGGTCGATGCGGGCGTAAGCGTTGCCGCGCAGGTCGTGGTTCATCATCATCGCGCGCCAGAACTCGAACGGCGTCATGCGGGCGTTCGGGCTGTCGTGCAGCAGCTGGTAAAGCTGGGTGCCGCGAGCCAGTGTCTTCTGGCCGTCGTTCTGCAGCGCGTAGACGAACTGCGGCAGGCTGGCCACCACATTGGCGCGGCGCTCGATGCAGTTCCACACCGCGCTGATCTGCATGGCGCTGTCAACGTGGGGCGTGCCGACGCCAGGCACCAGCGCACCGGTGGGCAGCGCGGACTGCTCGCCCTTGCCTTCAGCAAGCGCATTGCCCCCGCCCCAGCGGAACCAGCTTCGCAGGGTGGTGAGAAATGCCATGTTGTTTCTGTGCTCAACCCCACACGGGGGCGTTGATGAAGTCGTCCATGCTTCCAGCTGCCTCTGGATTCAAAGACATTAGAGTGACGGCGTTGAAAAGCGCCATCAGCGGGTCGATCTTTGCAGAGCCTGCCGATTGTTTCGTGATGATCACGGCGTTCCCCCTCAGTTCGATCTTGGCGTTACCAGCGCACCAGTTCATCAGCGGCTGGCCCCCGTGGATCAGTACGCCCTCGGCCAGCTTTCGCTCGGTCGTTTTGATGGCGCCGGTCATCTTCCAGCCCTGCGAAATCCCGATGATCTTTTCCTCTGGAATGCCCGCTTCGGTCAGTGCATCCAGAATTCCGCCCAAACCAGCCGGGTCGCATCCGATCTTGTCCAGCAGGTCGCGCGACTCAATCAGCGAGCAGATGCCCGCCACGTCCGCCACGTCGTCGCCGATCTGTTTCACCAGCGTCAGGTTGCCGTCTTTGGCGAAGTCCCGGAACCGTGGCGCGTCTTGCTTGCGGCGCTCCAACACGGACGGGTGCGCCCATGCGTTAGTCCAGGACAGCCACTGCCGAGTGTTCTTGTCGCGCCCGACCACGGCCAGGCCCAGCAAGTCATCCAGGCCGCCGCCATCGATCCCTACGTCGACCACCTCACAGCGGTCAAGAAGTTGATCCAGCGTCAGGCCGGGCGCCTTGGCCTGGCCCTGCCAGAACTCGGCACCGGCCCACCTATCCGAGCGCAGGTTCAGGCCGATCTGCACGTTTGCGTGCTTCGCCATGAAGCCCCGGAAGGAATCCGGCCCAGCCTCTTCCGCAATCTTGAACTCGCGCTCAAGAAACACCTCATCGACGGAAAACCCCATGTTCGGGTTCACCATCGCCATGTTCTCAAGCAGCAGGCATTCCCCGCTTTCCACCATCTCGGGCGGGTGCTCGAAGATCACCGGCACAAAGCTGGGATCGACAATCTCTCCGTCCCGTACCTTGCGGGCATAGTCCAACTTTTGTTTGAACACCCCAGCCGGTGGCTCGTCGGACTGCGTAGACAGCCAGATAACGAAGCCTTCAGGCCGCGATGCCCGCCCACCCAGGGCCTCCCGAAACATGTTCTCCGCGCTGGAAATCTTGCCGAACAGGTGGAGCTCGTCCACCAGAGTTCCGACCGACTTCTTTCCGCCCACTGTGTTCTGGTCAGCCGCTAGCACCTTCAGGGTCGCCCCGCTGTCCCGGTGCGTGATCGTCTTCACATGCGACTGAACGTGCATCAGCGCGTCCAGCTCGTCATCCTTCTGCACCATGTCCCGAGCCGGTGCGTAGGCATTGTTTGCAACCTCGACCGTTGGCGCCAGCACTGAGAATTCAGCCGACTGTCGCCAGTTCAGGATCAGCGCTGTCAACATCACGCCGGCAGCGAACGTGGACTTGCTATTTTTCTTCGGGATCAGGATGAACCATTCAACGATCTCGCGGCGACCGCTATCTGCGTCGTAGGCCCCGAAGATGCTGCGCACCAGGTCAAACACCCACTCGGCACACGACTCGCCAAAGGTCGGACTTCCAGGGGCGTCAACGATCTTCAGCGCCTTGAAAATTGCCAGACCCTGCTCTGCCTGATCAGGGAATATCGGCGGCGGTATCAGTGATTCACCAGCACGCAACTTGGCCGCCCAGTTTGGGCAGGCCGTCGACCATTCTGGCATCAGACCTTCCTGCCGCCAGCAGCAACCAGCCGGGGTGGCTGGGCAGATGCGAACTTCCCGACCGCCGCAGCCTTAGCCTTGTCGGCCTGCTCATCCTTCTTCCCGCCGTCGCCCCGCTTCGTGTGCGTGTACTGCACCGCAGCGATGGCCGCTCGGACCTGCAATGGAGATGCCATCGTTTTACCCAGGGCAACCCGCTGCAGCAGCGTGAGCATGTCGGTTTCTTCCTGCTCTACCACTGGATCCACGGCTGGCTCTGTCTTTGGCTTCGGCTTTCGCCCTGCACCAGGCCGGGCGCCGCCGCCGCCTTTCATGCCGGGCTTTCCTGCCATTCTGATTCCTTTTTGAAAAGGGACTTTTTTGTCCAAATGAGATACAGCGAGGTTTCGGGCGATAAAGCCCTGCAGACTTTCGACTACCCCCGCGGGCGTCTGTCATGCACCTGTCTGGTGCTCTGCCGCCCGGCTCTGGCTTTGGATTCCTCGGCTGTCTTGCGTGCGTGACATCCATCAGGGCCGCTGCACAGCGTCTGCAGGTTTTCGTAGTCGTTCGATCCGCCTTGCTCCAAGGGGATGCAGTGGTCCACCTCGTTGTCCATCCTCACGATGCCGCAGCACTGGCAGGTGTAGCCGTCTCTCAGTAGGACGCGGCGCCTGATGGCCATCCATGGCTCACCACGGATGCGCGGGGTTGCGCCAGCCTTGGTATCCAGGGTTGGTCGCCTACTGGTGTTGAGGGGTTGCAGCCTGTTCGGCAGGCGTTGGAGCTTCATGTTCTGCCCCTTTGGAGCGCCATCCGTCTACGGGCTGACCCGCTGGCTCTTGCGGTTCGCTGATGCCGTCAAACCGGTCTGCGCCGGTAGAGAGTCCGCACACACTTTCCCCTGTGTGCCCGTCTGATGGCTGGCGGATGAGTAGGGTACGAGATAGATCGCGGGCTCGTCCTCTAGGCGTGTAGCTGTTGAGTGTGTGGACGGCCCGCAGAAAGCAGAAAGCCACCGCAGTGGGTGGCTTTTGTGGCTGAGTGTGCTTCTTTTAGAGGCACCTGTCCCGCCGTGCGCGATATTACGTCATCACTCCAGCCTTTGCAAGCCGTCTCATCAACATATTTCTTGCCTCCATCAACATCACACGGCGCTCTTCATCGTCCGTTGGCAGGTAGGGCGATACCCAGACCTGCGCCCGGCTTGCCAGGTTGCGGGCCTGGAACTGCAGGGCTATGACGTGCGGGCGTGGCACCTCCCATATTGCAGCGTCGAATGCCTCCATGATCTTCCCGTCTACCATGGCATCCAGCGCCCCATTGCGCGAGTCCCAGTGGCTCGGTGCTTTGGCGTGCCTGAATGTCGGGTCGGACGATGGATAGCCCTTGCCCATGCTGTAGCTGTTCGACCATGCGTGCCATTTGGCCAGAAGATCATTTAGTAGCTCGTTGATGTCTTTCAGGATCGGTTCCTCGGTTGGTTCTGCACAGTTCATGGGCGGTCCTTCGTTTTATTGATCTGAGCCAGCGCCATGGCAGCCACGCCGAGGCAGGCCCCCGCGAACAGGCCGACTGTGAATGCGAGGTAGGTCATGCGTTGCCTTTCTTGTGCTGGTTGATCTTCTTCGCCCACTCGCGCACACGCGCATGGCCGGCTTCCTCGTTGCCTTCGCCGAACATCTTTCGCAGGGCGCCGGCGTACTCCGGGGACTTGATGCCGGCGCGCTTGCTCTCGAACAGTTCGCGGCCTTGAGCGAGCGCCCTGGCGGAACATTCGTCGCAACCGGCGTGAAACCGCCCGGTGGTAGGGTTGTGGCTGGCTGCGGCGCAGGATGTGCAGCTCATGCGATTTCCCTCTGCCGCTCAAGGATCCGCATCCGGGCCGTTGTCGCTTCAACCATCTGCTGCGGGCTGCTGGCCTGAAGGATCGCCTCGTAGACCAAGATCGCTTCACCCAGCGCCAGCTGCTCCGGTCGGGTTGTCGCCCACTTGCCCAGCGTGTTGCGGCGGTTCTGGATGCTGCGCAGTGCGTTGGCGCCTTCCCGGCAGTCTGCGACCGGCTGGCAGTCATCACCGCCGATTTCTATGGAGCGGATTAGGGCAACCCCGATGGCGTGCGCCAACAGGTCGAACTCAGCCGATTCCTCGGGCTTGAGCTTGTGCCCAACCAGCGCACCCAGCGCACGGTTCACGAGGTTGCGGGCGTTGTCGGCGGCGTCCTGTGTGCCTTCGAGCCAGCTACCGGGCAGCGGTTCGTCGGCGTATGGCCTGCAGCGCTGCAGGGTGTTCAGGAACTCGGCGCCGTTGAACGTCCCGGCGTTCTGGATCCCCAAGCGCTTGCGGGTGTAGGCGGACATCTTCTTGCCCATCAGCGCGCTCCCATCGACATGGTGGTGGCGGTGTAACGGCGCCAGTAGTCCGTATCACCGTTTGGCATGCTGCCGTTGCACACGCGCTCCGGGCGCTGCCGCTGATCTTTTGGCCTGTTGTCAGTTCTGACCCACCCATTCGGCGTGGTGGCGGCCTTGTGGTCGCGGGCGATGCGCTGCAAGATGTTTTTGCACTGGTCACCAGTGATACCAACCTTGGCAGCGATGATGCCGCGCTGCAGCGGGCCGGTGGCTTCGGCCAGGATCGCCTCGATGGCGATGCGCTCCGGGCTGATGTTGGCGCTGCGACCGGTGAGGCTTGAAACCTTGGCGATGTCGTGGCGCGGCTGGCTGGGCTTGCTATTTGGCTTCTGCCTGGGCTTCCGCAGCCTCTGCGCTGCAGGCTTTGGCTTGTAGTGCTCGGTGGCGATGTAGGCGACGGCATTGCCGGTGCGCACCGATGTGATGCTACCGGCCGTCTTCAGATTTCCCAGCAGGCGGCGCGCGGTCTTGTCGGATATGCCCATGGAGCCCATGACGGCCAGGATGCTGATGCCGGCGGCGCCCTGGCGCTGGATCAAGGGGAGGATGTTGGGTGTTGTCATGGCAGTTGGCAGTGGGTTTCCCGGCTCAGGGCTTTTTCGATGGTTCGGATGTGCACGCCGTGGAGCTTGGCCAGGGCGGCATTGCTCAGGTTGTCTCGGATGTGTTTCAGCAGTTGCTCGCGCTGGCGGGCCGCGCTGCGGATGTCGATCACATCCAAGTCCAGCAGCTTGGTGTGTGGCAGCTCCTGGCCGCGCGGCGCGAATTGGCCGGCATCTCTCAGGTAGGTGTCGCGGTCGATGCGGTGGCGGCTTCCGCGGCGGGGTGCGGCGTAGGGTGTCATTCGGTCCACCTCGGGAGGTTTTTTGGCCACCGGCCCGATGCCTCGATCAGCGCGCGGGTCTGGCGGGCCATTTCCGCTTCGAGCGCGCGGCGCTGTTCCTTGGGATAGATGCGCTTTGTTCCGATGGCGTCATGGCATTCCGGGCACCCTGGCCAGCCCTTGCGGCAGTCGCTTTTGATGCCAATGCCCTTGCCCTCGTCGGAGTGGCAGAAGACGGAGCGCGGGGCTTTGCCGCAGTGGGCGCAGGGAAGCGCGCGAACGAGGTTCATGTAGCCGGCGTGCTGCGGGGCGTTTTCCTTGTCGATGGGCGCTGCGTGGCTGGTGCACAGGCTCATGCGCGCGGCGCTGGCCTTCCGGGGGTGGTCCGGCGTGGCACTGGGCGTTTCGTCCTGCTCGCGCTGGGGCCTGGGTGTGTAGGCTGGGCGCTTGAAGCCGGCGCCGCGGGCCATAGGGGCGCGGCGCATCATTCGCTGAACCCCCCGAGAATTCCCTCGACCATCTCAATGCGCTGGGGCACGCTCAGGTGTTTCCACAGCGTCTTGCCAGCGTGGTCTGAACGCAGGAACTTTACGGCATCGGAGTGGAACTGCTCCATTTCGGCCTGCTCGGTCTTTTCGTAGGCGATGCTCTTGGGCACCGGGAAGACGCCACCCTTTGGTCCTGGATACCAATCACAGAACCCAGCTCCAACCTTGAGCCAGTCACGGAAGCCCTCGAAGTTCTCGAAGCGCTCCTGTGACTCGAACACTGCCGTTTCCAGCGCCATGTGCTTGCGGTGATACCAACCCAGCCGGGCCTGATTGGTCTTGATCGTCACCATCTCTCCCGGCTCCAGGCGCATCAGGTTTCCCCACAGCCGGCGCCACTGCTTGCGGCCGCGCTCTCCCAGGCCATCAACCAGGCCGAACATGACCTTTCGCGCGGCGGCGCGCTCGTCTTCTGAGAGTTGCATGTCGTGCTGGCGCACGAGGATGATGTCAGCCATGGTTCACCGCCACAGTCAGCATCCCGGCATACCCCGTCAGCAGGCGCGCAGCAGCGTCCCAGCTCCAGCACACCGCCACACACCAGCCTTCGCGCTGCAGGCGGTCGATGCGCTCGCGCTGCTCCTTGCTTGGGTTTCCGTCGCCATGCTTGAACTCGATGGCCAGGCCTATGAAGCCGCCCCGAGCCACCGGCCAGGACACATCGGGATGCCCAGCCTTGACGCCTTCTGCCTTGAGCTTGCCGGCTGTGGATTTGCTGCGCAGGCCACCGTTTGGCGTGGCGTGCAGCAACTCAATGCCGGGGAATCGCTGCCAGCTTGCCCACTCAAAAAACGAGACCTGAGAAATGTGTTCGCTCATGCCACCACCTCAAACAGATCCAGCGTCGTCGTGTCACGCTCTGCCGCGTTCTTGCCACTCTTGACGAACCGAACGGAATGCGAGCGGCCACGCAGCCGGGCCTCGGTCAACAGGTGCTTGCGTGCGCAGGTGGAGCCCACTGGGAAGGCTCCGATAAAGGCGGCAGGGTTCAGCGTCACCCGTCCACAGAAGCAGCAGCGGTTGGTGCTCATGCAGCCTCCTGAACTTGCAGAGCAGCCAGCGCCTGAATGTGTTCATTGCGCATGTCTGAAACCTGCTTGTTCGCAGATTCCTCGCGGCTGTAGGCCTCCCACATTCGCAGGTTGGCAAGGCGGGCGATGTCCAGAACCTGGGACGGCTGCAGGCGGTAGGCGTCTTTTGAAGGTGTCGCTCGGCGCACCACCTCTGCAACGACTGGCGTCCCGCTGTTTCGTTGCTCGCGCATCAGGATCACGCCGCTGGCCGGGCTTGGCAGGAAATCCAGAAGCTCTGGCTTCCAGATGTCGGCCGGCATGGCGTAGTAGTGCTTCCAGACCTTGCTTGGATGCATCATCGGAGTGCTATCCCATAGCGACTCTCGGTAGGTCGCCTTCCACCGGCCGTCCGGGAAGTACTCACGACTCTCCGGCGCATAGCCAGCAAACACGCGGTGCCACCACTTATCCTTCTTGGCGTCGGCCTTCAGGTCGGAGCGACTGATCTTCACCTCGACATCGATGATCCGCAGGTCGGTTGTGACGCCCAGCACGTCGCATTCATGGCCTGTCCAGTTGCAGTTGTCCACTAGCACCACGCACTTGCGGGCCAGCGTCTGCAAGGAGATTGCCCGGGCTATTACTCCCTCACTCCAGATCATGCCCGCACCCCATACGTCGGCAGCAGGTAGACCGCCTCGGCGGCGCTCAAGGGTGTCTCGTCGTACTCGGGGGCTCTGACGCCGGCTCGCTGTCCTGGCCAGGCATCGGGGCTTGCATGACGCGCTGCAGGTCGGCGGCAATCCCACGGAAAAGCCCGGACTTGTCGGCATCCAGTTCCTTGGCCCTGCCCCATGCGTAGATTTTCCAGCCCTGGTCGCGGGCCATCGAAACCAGGTGCTCCAGCGTGGCTTGGTACTCGGCTTGTTTGTTGAAGGGCATTCATGCAGCCTCCGGTGTCAGGTGCACGCGCAGGGCTTCTTTGGCGAATTTGAGGGAGAGCGGCCGCACCTTTTCGCCAGCCGCATCGCGAGCAATCAGCAAGCGCGCCCAGGCCTTGTGGTCAATTGTGGTCGGCGTGGCCATGCGCTTGGATTTGTCCAGATGACCCAGCTTGGCGAGCTCTTCACGCATGCGCTCTGGGTTCGCTGGCGGCAGCGGCAGTGCTGGCGCGGCCTCGGCAGGAGCCTGGCGGCACAGGTTTCGGAACTCTGGCGCGTTCATCACCTTTCCTGGCAGGTTGTCCAGCGCCCATGCGATGCGCCTCAGCCCTTGCTCGCCGTTGAACCCGGCCAATTCATGGCACCACGCGGTTTTCACGTCCTGCACCGGAACGCCTTCCCACAACCTCAACCATTGCGCCCCGTATGCCGCCGCCATGCGTTCAAACAAGCGGTCGATGGCCTTCATAGGCAAGCTCATGCTGCAATCCTCCTTGGG